TAATTAGTTTAATATGGAGGAAAAAATGAAGGAATTACTATTATTGTATTCAGGTATAATCACAGTTATATTTGTGGCTATATGGAGACAGAATAACTTAATGTTCAAAGAAGTTCTGAAGGAACGACAAAATTCCCAAGAATTGCGCAAAACGATTCTAAACTATCTAAAGAAATGATTGGGTTTATATTGGGTATTCTATGCGGTTTAACAATCGCATACGTCAAAATTGCTAAACTCGAATCAGATAATGATGAACTTTGGGAATATATAAACGAACTTGAGGATGATCTGGAGTTATATAATACGTAATAGTGGCGTACTTTTCTGCCATATTGTCTGTTGTATGGTTAGACAATAAGTATTAATTTGAACTATGAAAAAGAAGGAGAATGTTCTACCATCCAAACATTGTGCCAATTATACCACAGGTTATATTTGTCTTGGAATTATGATAGGGGAACACCTCGAACAATGGATAGACAAGGAAAAGGAAGGCAAGTTATGTCTTTTGAGGGAAGGTAAGGATTGTGATTATTTTGATAAATGTGTCAAACCAATTTTATGAACGGATTATGGGCGGTTTCCTCCTTTCTCCGCCCCCGTTCTGCCCTTACAGATATAAATACGAACTTGTCGATTGGGCAATGAATAGATTTAAGATGAAGAAATCTAAGGCTAACTCCATGAGTAAAAAACAATTATATGCTATATGGTTTAATCAATGAGTTATATAGGTTATATTCCAAGACCTATTAGACATAGTATAGACCTCTCCCCTCGGGATAAACTGATCTATTGCGAGATTACTGCCACCCTTGATGACAGGGGGGTATGTATTAAGAATAACATATACTTTTCCAATGTTACTGGATGTACGAAGGCGACAGTATCCGCATCAATGACTAAACTTAGGGAACTTGATTACATTGATGTTATAATTGAGAAGGAAGAAAACACCCAAAAGTTCAAAAAAAGATACATTATATTAAAAGCCGTGTCAAATCTACAAGGTGGGGTTGATGAGAATTTACAAAAAGCCGTATCAAATACACAAGGTGGGGTAGATGCCATTTTAGATACTTCTCCAGAGGGTGGCAATGCCAAAGCCATATCAAACACAGACGATGCTATTATTATAAATAATAATATAAGATATATATACTCTAATAAGAGGCATCAAATTAAATACAATAAAAATATAACTCAGGGGCAGATGGAATATCTCAAAAAGATAGTAACGGATTTCTATACTGCCAAACATAAACAATTCCCTAATAATATAAAGTCAGACTGGTTTGATGATAGTACACTAACAGTCGGTTCTGTCAACACCTTATTCGATCTTATAACTGTCGATGGGTGGGGTGAGAAGGAAGTTAGGGATGTTATAAGGTGGGCAACAGATGATAGTTTTTGGTCATCTAATTTATGGTCTCTCAGAACTTTAAGAACAAAAAGTAAAAATGGGCAGACTAAATTTGCCAATTTACAAATCAAGTACACTAACTAAGGGAGAATAAAAATGGCATCACATTGGGGGGGTCTAAAAAACCCCGAAATCAGAGATATGGTAAGGAAGGGAATGGCTTCACCGAGCAGTGGTGTGGTTAAATCAGAGTGTGGTCATTATTTAAAGAAGTATTTGTGTGGGCTTGAGTCTCTCGTTTATTACTTTGGTGAAGAGTGGTTTGATTTCAAAGCTGATAGTATTATTTCAGCACAAAGGGGTAGGAATCTTAAAAAGAGGTGTAGTAGCCAACCGAGGAGATGTGATAAGTGCGACAAGCCGTGGGGAACTGACCTTTATGGATTTTATTATATAGATAGCGTTGCGTTTGTAAGGATGCCTTTAATAAGCGAAACTTGTCGTGAATGCGTATGACTTTCGATGAGTTGGGGATAAACCTGAGTCATTCTTCAGGGCAAGAAAAAACACAATGCCCTAAATGTTCTAATAGCAGAAAGAAATCATCCGATCAATGTCTGAGTGTGAACATAGACGAGGGCGTTTATAAATGCCACCATTGTGGGTGGAAGGGAAGCATAAACAAAACAAGTACACCCGTTGAGAGACCAATCATAAAACCAGAAGAACCATTGACTGATTTACCCAAAGAGGTTATAAAATGGTTTGAAGATAGGGGTATATCTGAGGCGGTAGTTTGTGATGCGGGTATTGGTTATAAAGATAGATGGATTCAGTTCCCTTTTTATAAGGGGGGTGAGGTTGTAAATATCAAGAGCAGGACTTCGGATAAGCAATATCGACAATCTAAAGATGCTGAGAAATGCTTCTATCGGTTTGATAGTATGGTCGGTATGGAAGCGATTATAATCACAGAGGGGGAAATAGATGCCCTTTCGATGGTACAGGCGGGTTATAATAACGTAGTCAGCGTTCCTGACGGGGCAATAGCCCCCAATTCCAATCCGAGCGATAGGAAGTTCTCATACCTATTATCGGCAGAAGAACACCTCATGGGAGCGAATACTGTTATTCTCGCTATGGATGATGACCCCGCTGGTCATGCCATGAGAGATGAATTGTCCCGAAGAATAGGCAGAGAGAAATGCTATCGAGTAACATATCCTACCGATTGTAAGGATATGAATGAGGTTCTGGTGAAATACGGTGAAGACAAGATTACTGAGATTATAACAGATGCCCACCCTTACCCAATAGATGGGGTTGTTCTCGTCAGTGATGTCCTTGAGGATGCTATTGATTTATTAAACAAGCCAGATTCTAAGGGTTTGTCTACTGGATGGTCTGTATTGGATGGGTATTACAGGGTCTCTACATCTGAAGTAACAGTTGTAACGGGTGTCCCAAATATGGGGAAAAGTGAATGGATGGATGCCTTAATGATTAACATGGTTCAGGATTATGGTTGGAAGTTCGGTGTATTCTCAGCAGAGAATTTCCCCGTAAAACATCACCTTCTGAAGTTAGTTGGTAAATTTACAGGACAAGCGTTCTGGGGCGATGAGAGAATAGATGAGGAGACGGCTCGTAACTCTATGGGTATATTAAACGATCACATTAAGTTTATCGGTACTCAGGAAGATTCTGTTACCATAGAGAGTATATTAGACCAAGCGAGAATCTTAAACTTCCGTTATGGTTTGAATGGACTTGTAATTGACCCTTGGAATACAGTTGAGCATAAATTTAGAGACTCAGAGAATGAAACTAATTATGTTTCTCGAGTTCTTGCGAGTCTAAATACATTCGCAAAAATACATGAGATTCATATATGGGTAGTGGCACATCCACGGAAAATGGAGAGTGATAATAATAGAAGAGTTATTGTCCCGACCCCTTACGATATTTCTGGTAGTGCAAATTTTTATAATAAAGCAGATAACTGCATAACAGTACATAGGCATAAAGACGAAGATGAAGATTATGTCGGAATTCATGTACAAAAGGTTCGTTTCCAATATAAAAATGGATATACGGGTATAGGCAAATTAAGTTATAATATAAGGAATGGAAAATATGGAGAGTATTTCAGACAAGACGAAAAAGCATTATTTTAAAGCAATAGAGAAAATGCCAGATAAACCCTCTTTGGATTACCGAATAAGAAGAATGGCAAGAAGGCTACAAGCTGAGTTTGATAAGACGTGGTTAGGGTACGAGAGGGGTGATGTTACTTTCAAGGAATGGGAAAAGTCATTAAACAAATGGTTACAAGCGGAGTTAATATGAATTGCAAACATAGAAATGTACATAGGCGTGGTGTTAGGGGAGGTAAACAAAGAACGAGGTGTGTCGATTGCGGGACTTGGGAATCTACCTATACTTCCCCCGAGGGAATGAAGATTCTCTTGTTTGACATAGAGACCACCCCGATGGAAGTATATGTGTGGGGTTTATTTGGTAATAAATATATCCAACATGGCAATGTTATAAAAGACTGGAATGTTCTGAGTTGGTCTGCCAAGTGGTTGTTTGATTCGGAGGTTATGTCTGACATCCAAACTTCCAAGGAAGCCATTAATAGAGACGATAAAAGAGTTCTCGAAGGTATATGGGATTTAATAGACCAAGCCAATGTTGTTATTGCCCATAACGGAGACAAGTTCGATCTGAAGAGGCTCAATACGAGATTCCACATGAACGGCTATCCACCCCCTTCCCCATACCAATCAATCGACACATTGAAGGTCTCTAAGCGTAATTTTGCCTTCTCATCTAATAGATTAGATTACTTAGGGCAGATTATGACTAATAAAGGCAAGATAAGTACAAACTTTAAACTGTGGACTGATTGTCTTGAAGGTAAGAGTCAAGCCTTGAATGATATGTTGGAATACAATGAAGAAGATGTTCGGTTACTCGAAGAAGTGTATGTAGAACTAAGACCTTGGATTAAATCCCATCCGAATGTGGGGGTTTATAATGATGGTGAGGTATGCCCTTCATGTGGAAGCGATGACCTACATCCTAACGGTGGGTATTATACGACAACTGTTAATATGTATGAATCTTACCGTTGTGGTGATTGTGGTTCTTTGTCGAGAAAACTGCAAAGTGAACTTTCGGCTGAAGACAGAAGAAAACTAATGAGACCTTTACCAAGATAACTCTTGGTTATTAAAACAATATGGAGTAATATCGGCTATGGAAAAAGAATCATTTAATATAGAGTTCCCAGAGGGTATGAACCAAGAAGAAATCAAATGGATTAAAGAGTACATCTTTCGATTCCTCGAGAGGCATTCTTGCAAGGTAAAGAAAAAATGACATATTGGTTCACAATATCGTGGGATGGGTTCGATGAGTATTCGGAAGGCTCTATGTCTTTTCCGAGAAATGAATATAAGGATGCGTTGTATGGCATCAAGTATTATCTTGAGAAGTATAAAAATAGGGATGCCTATCTTAGCGGATTCGCAATGGAGGATAGAAATTCCTCTAAAAGCCTTATGACCACAGAATTGATTAAACAAGTAACAGGAGAATAAATGGAAAGAAACACCTTAAAAATAAAAGCCAATACCGACAATGTGGTTAAATTTCTTTACGATACACCAATCGAAGGAACAAATAATTACGGAATGTATCACTTATACGCCTTTGAGCATGGCGGTGAGGAGACTGGATTATTTGCAACGGATGCCCTACATGAAAAGTTGAGAAACTTTGTTAAAGGGGATTCTATCAATATCCGAAAAGAAGAATATGAAGCAGGTAAATTCGGTTGGAATGTTGTACCAGAAGAAGGTACACCAATCAGAAATACACCCCCACCTCCAAGCATAAGTGGCTCTTACAAACCTACAACCACAGACGACAGGACTAAAGATATACATCGTCAAGTCTGTTTGAAACTTGCCGTTCAATCTATGGGGGTTTGCTCGGCTATGGAAGAAGAATTTAACTACGGTGAAGTTAAAGATCGTATGGAAGGTCTATTGAATGTTCTTGATGGCAAGAAAATACCTGAGAAGAAGGAAGACCTACCCTTTTGAAGAAAAGCCTGATTAAAAAACTCGACTCAAGGTGGAGTAGCAAAGTCCGTGAATATGGGATGTGTGAGAAGTGTCATAAAACCTCTCCCTTAAATGCTCATCATTTCTATTCACGGTCAGTCAGGTCAGTCAGGTGGGATGTAGATAATGGATTTTGTCTATGTGTTGGATGTCATGTGTTTTCATCCAAGTTCTCTGCCCATAAAACACCTGCTGAATTTGTAGAGTGGGCAATAGAGAAGAGAGGTCAGGAGTGGTATGATGACATTAAAGAGAGAAAAAACACCCCAATGAAGTATAAAGATGGCGATGTGGGGGAATTATTAAGGAGAATGCTATGAGAAATAAATTTAGAGACGGT